ATCACTGCGACTGGTCGGCTGCGAACGTGGGTTCAATCCTTGGCCGCTACGTCGAGGCTGCGGAGAAGGAAGGCCGCATTACTGACGATGTTGAGTATGACGTTGAGGGCGCGCCTATCGAGATCAGCAGCGATATTGGCAGGCGGCATATCTCGGCGTTCTGGTTCTGGCAGCCTCAGGTGGACGGCTTCACCCTCGTTGACTATGACGAGGATGCTGGCTTGGACGCAGAGGAATGGATAGAGCGACTGCAGAAGCGCCTAGGCAATAAGAAGCTCGGCAAGATATGGCTCCCGCATGATGCGCGGGCCAAGACGTTCGCGGCGCGGCACAGCGCGGTAGAGCAGTTCATCTCTGCGTTCGATACGAACGGTCGTAACGTGATGGGCGTGGTGCCGCAGTCAAAGCTCAAAGGACACGCGATAAATGCCGGGCAAGTTGTGCTGCGGCATTGCAGGTTTCACAAGACGAAGTGTGCTGACGGACTGGCTGCGCTACGCTCCTGGGCCTACGAGTACGACGACGAGAGAAAGCAATATTCGAAGGAGCCGATGCAAGATTGGTCGTGCGATGCGGCTGATGCGTTCTGCGAGGGTGCGAAGATTATGCAGGAGCGCGTGATAGAGAAGAAGGAGAAGGCGAGGCCGCGTCAGTTCATGGCTGGGGAATACGCCATCGACAGCACGATCACGATGGACGACATGTGGAAGATTCATGACCAGCAGGTGAATCGCAGGGCGCGGATATGATATTTGCAAAGTTTGTGCTGGGGGCTACGGGCAGGCCGACGATCAACCTGAACGTGGTTGCCGACTCGGCAACGCTGAACGGTGCCGCCTACATGAACGATGCGCAGGCGGCCTTTGCCAGCACTGGAGCGGTAGCTGCTGCCGATGGAATCATCGGCGGCTTCAGGTACACGACTGCCGGGGCGCTGCGGGTCTACGATGCAACTGCCGGACTGCCCGCGAACACGCACGTTAACCAGGGTATTGCGCTGACGACAGATGGACAGGTCTGCTATACGACCGGCGTCAATACCACGTACACGAACCTTAACGGCGTTGCGCTGGATACATTGGCCCGCGTGTTCGTGAACGTGCTGAGCTTCCAGTTGCCATTCGCTGACCTTGGCGCTGGCGTAGTCGATACGACGGAAACGATCAGCGGTGCTACGCCTACGTTCACGCGGGCGACGAGCGCATGGACGATCCTGAGCAATAGTACGATTGGCTTGGTAGCCTCTGGCTCTCCGCGCAGTTATTACTCGCCTAGCGGGACGTATCTAGGCTATCTGGCCGAGGGTGCGCGGACTAATCTTGTGGTGCAGTCGCAGGACTTCGGAACTACGTGGTCTGCGGTAGGAACGCCTACCATTTCGAGCGGCACGACTACGCTGGGCGCGCTATCGCTGGACACAATTGGCGACAGCTCGGCAGCGGCTCTTGAGGGCTATAGCGAGGTTGTCGCGTTTACAGCGGATGCGGTGAAGGCGATCAGCATCTTCGTGAAGAAGGGAACGAGCGTGAGCAGCATCGTGCGCGTGCGTGACACGACAGCAGGGGCTGACAGGCTCCTGATGGCGATTACCTGGAGCGGAGAGACGCCGATAGTGACGGCGACGACCGGAACAGACCTGACCGGGACGCCGCAGCAGTTTGGCACGAGCGGAGTCTATCGGCTGACGTTCGCCACTTCTGCGGTAACGGCAGCCAGCACTAACCAGATCGAGGTCTATCCTGCTACGGACACGGCGCTTGATGTGGCGGCTACGGGAACAATTCAATGGGGCGGAGTGCAGGCAGAGAACGCTACGTTCCCATCGAGCTACATCGTGACTACTGTTGCGGCAGTTGTGCGCAATGCCGATGTGCTGACATATCCGACGACTGGATGGCTGAATGCGACTACTGGAACGATATTTGTTCAATGGCAATCATTTTCTGTTGCTTCGTTTCCTACTATGGTTCAAATAAACGATGGTTCAACAGCAGAGCGATATCAAATTGGCAGTGGTGCTGCCGCAGGGATAGGAACGCGTACTTTCGTCACAGATAACAACGTAAATCAAGCAACGGAGAATGCAGGGACATCTTCAAACAACACGACTGCAAAATCTATTCTCGCGTATTCGGTCAATGATGTAATTGTGGGTTTTAATGGGACATTAAGCACTGGAGATACAAGCGCAACACTTCCTACAGTAACTATAGTTAACTTCGGTTCTGATTTTGCAGGAGTAAATAATCATTGGGGGCCTATCGGCCGCGTGACGTATTACGGTTCACGACTTCCTAATGCCGAACTTCAGGCGATCACTAGCTAATGGCCAAGCGTAAATCAGAGCAGGCCGCATCTGAAGTAGATAAGTGGCTCGGCATCATCAAGAGCTACGAGAAAGAGTTCGCGCCGTGGGAGAAGCGCGTTGACAAGATTCTAAAACGCTACCGCGACGAGAAGCGCCAGGAGACGACCGAGAAAACATCGTCGCGCTTCAATATCCTGTGGGCGAACGTGCAGACACTGGTGCCTGCTACCTTTGCGCGCCTGCCGCAGCCTGATGTATCAAGGCGCTTTAGCGACCGCGATCCTGTAGGCCGCGTTGCGGCGATGATCCTGGAGCGAGCTCTGGACTTCGAGATTCAGCACTACCGCGACTACCGCGCGACGATGACTCAATCCGTCAAGGATAGATTCCTCGGTGGGCGCGGGGCATCCTGGGCGCGGTACGAGCCGCATATCAAGGCAGGGGCCGCGCAGACAGGGCCTGATGGCGATCAGGTCACCGAAGACACGGACGATCCGAACGAGGAACTGGATTACGAATGCGCGCCGGTCGATTATGTCCACTGGAAGGACTTTGGACACACGGTAGCAAGGACGTGGGAGGAAGTCACTGCGGTATGGCGCAAGGTCTACATGACGCGCGACGCATGCGTGGCGAGGTTCGGCAAGGAAGGCGAGAAGATACCTCTTGATGCAACGCCAGATGATCTGAAACGCACCGACAGCGAGAACCCGGAACTGAAGGATCAGAAACGTGCCTGCATTTACGAGATTTGGGACAAGGAAGCGGAGGAAGCAATCTGGCTTTCCAAGTCGCAAAAGGACATTCTGGACCGCAAGAGCGATCCGCTAGAACTTGAGGATTTCTTCCCCTGCCCGAAGCCGCTTTTTGCGACGACGACGAACGAAACGCTGATTCCTGTACCGGACTTTACGCTGTATCAGGATCAGGCGAACGAACTGGACACCTGCGCTGATCGCATCGATGGGCTGCTGCAAGCGTTGCAGGTGCGCGGTGTCTATGATTCCTCTCTCGGGCCTGACATTGCGCGCCTGTTCACAGATGCGAGCAATACCGATCTGCGGCCCGTCAAGAACTGGCAGGCGTTCGCAGAGAAGAACGGCCTGAAGGGCGCTATCGACATCGTAGACCTGACCCCGATTGCCACTGCGCTGGAAGCCTCCTATACCGCAATGGAGCAGATCAAGAACCAGGTCTACGAGATCATGGGTATATCTGACATTATCAGAGGAGCAACCGATCCTAACGAAACATTAGGCGCACAACAATTAAAAGGCCAATATGCAACACTGCGGCTGAAGGCGATGCAGCAGGACGTGGCGGTATACGCGACCGAGTTGCTGCGGCTGAAGGCGCAGATCGTGAGCGGCTTTGATCCGCAGACATTGGCGCAGATTGCATCGGTGGATCAGCTTGCCGAGGCCGATAAGCAGTACATCGTGCCTGCGCTGCAGATGATCGCCAACAAGCCGCTGCGCAATTTCAGGATCGAGATTGCTGCGGATTCGATGGTGCAGATTGACGAGCAGGAGGAAAAGCAGAGCCGGGTAGAGTTCCTGACGGCAGTAGGCGCGTTCGTCAAGGGGGCTGCTGAAGTAGGCGCAGCCGCCCCTGCGCTGGCCCCACTCCTGATGGAACTGCTGCAATTCGGAGTAAGGGGCTTCAAAGTCGGCAAGTCCGTAGAAGGGACGATGGATCAAGCGCTGGAACAGTTGAAGCAGCAGGCCGCGCAGCCACAAGCGCGCGTTGATCCTGAGGAGATGAAAAAGCAGATTGAATTGCAAGTCAAGCAGGAGCAGGAAGTTACGCGCATGAAGGACGAGCAGGCGCTAGCGAAGAAAGGCGCTGACCTTGATATGCGCGAAATGAAGATGAACATGCAGGAAACGCTCAACACCGAGAAGCAAAAGATGATGGATCAAGGTCGCCAGATGGAGGACGAGCACAGGGGCAAGATGGGCGAGCTTGCCGAGAAGGAGACATCTCTAAATCTGAAAGGCGAAGCCACGAAGCTTAAAGGTGACCTGGAGTCGAAGTTGGCCGTAACCGAGGAGCGCGTTGGCGCATCCGAGGCGATCAAGAGCGCGCAGGAGTCGAATCAGGAGGGATTGAAAGCGGCTGTGAAGGAACTGATCGAAGCGCAGGTCAATACGCAGCAGGCGATAGCTGCGCTAACAGAAGTCGTTGGGTCGGAGAGGGAGTCTGAATTGACGGTAGGGCCAGATGGACGTAAGCGCGCACGTTCGCGCGTTGTGAAGGCACAAGCGAGGTAGCGCAATTTCGGATGCCAAACGCAAGCACACAAGGAAACTCCATGAAAAAGTCACTGTTCGCGATGGCGCTAACGCTGCTGGCGTTGCCGACACTGGCGCAGACCGGCGCGATGCCGGTGCAAAGTCCGTGGTCGTTCAAGACACAAATGGTGCAGGCCACAGTTGTGCC